TAAGAACCAAACGGAGCCGCGCCAATGCCCCCAGAACCATAAGCCGCGTCCTGATACAAACTATCATAATCAACAATTGCCGGCGCCACAGTAGGAGTAGTAGGGCGTAAATTAGGACGTAAACTGGTCTTGGGCGCCGTGTCTATGTTAGTCGTAAATGTCTCACCGCCAAACGTGAACGTACCACCATCACCACCAGCCTTCTTACGGGCCGCAGCAAACGCATCCCCAAATGAACTAGCCTCACCACTCAATGAACCACTGTTCATAATCGCGTCAACCTCACGCGATCCAGAGAAATTTGAACCAGCTACAGTGCCACCATCCTTCTTAACACTGCCACCCTTCGTAACCTCATAACCCGCATCCGTTAACGCCTTGCGCTGCGCCGAAGTCATGCCCTTCGTACCAATGCGCTGACGAGGAGCAGGAGTGGGCGTGGAACCCGATCCGCCACCACCACCAGCAAACGGATTGGTAACACCAGAAAAAGGTCCACCGCGAAATTGAGGGCCACTCGCGCCAGGTCCACCGCCGTCAAACATATCCTTTAAACCAGTGTACTTGGTTCCCGCAGTGTTCCGAGCCGTGGCAGCACGGTCCCGCTCACGCTGGGCAACCAAATCATTAATTTCAGGAGTGAATGCAGCCGAGCCTTTAAAACCCTGCTTTTTTCTCTCGGCTAATCGAGCATTAATCTCACGCTGCGTCTTCATCTCGTTCTTAGAACGGCCCTTGCTGCCCTCGCCGCCAGAACCCGCCTCGTCACCGCCGCCCCAAACAATCTGTGGCCTCTGCCAAACACTGAACATCAATCAAATTCCCCTGTTTAAAACCGAAGCTAACCTCGATCCGCGGTGCGAACGTATCCGAATAATCTCCGGAAACTCTCGATTGAAAAAATCCCGAACATCCCTTGATATAAACAATACATCAGAAAGACCCCCCTTGGCAATCATATCTATAACAACCAAACAATCACCGTAATCACGAGAAAATACCTCCAATCCACAATACTCATTGGAAATGTACTCCGCATCCGTCAAAAATGCCCAACTCACAAAACCCATGTAACGATCACCGTCCCAATAATGACGTACCTTCCCAGAAGCCTCAGCAGGCAATAAGCGCCAACCAATCGTCGCTGACCGAAAACCGCAATACGGCTCCTCACTGCA